ATTGTATCAGAGTATACAAACGGCAAGTACAATTTATTAAAGTGGGACAAACAAGAAAAAAGATATTATCCCATTGAGATAAATCTTTATGAAACAGGAGCAACGAATGACGATAGACTTTGAGAAAGATCAAGAAGAAATATTGGATAAAACAACCAATATAAATAAATTAGCAGACAAAATAAAAGAAATGCAGGCAGTTCAAAAAGCCATTGCATTAGATGAAGAACAAATTAAACAAAAGAAAAAACATTTAGAATACATTTCTGGTGAGGTAGTACCAACAATGTTATCTGAAATGGGTTTATCTTTTTTAAAACTACAAGATGGATCATCTGTAGAAGTAAAAACGAATTATAGCGCCACTATCACACAAGCAAATAAAGAAGCGGCGTTTAACTGGCTTCGTGAGAATGGCCTGGGCGACATAATCAAAAATGAGATATCCGTGTCGTTCGGTCGTAACGAGGATAACAAGGCGGCTGATTATGCCGAACTTGCAAAGGGTCAGGGTCTTGAACCTCAGCAAAAACTGAAAGTAGAGCCCATGACTCTAAAAGCGTTAGTCCGTGAGCGTATGGAGGCGGGTAAAGAAATGCCAACGGAACTTTTCAACATATATGTTGGAAACAAAACAACAATAAAAAGGAAACAATAACCATGAGTGAAGTACAAACAAAAAAGAAAAACGAGATCAGCACAAATTTATTTGAAGCTGATGCAGGTCAAGGTTTGAACATGACGCAAGAAGATCTTGCGTTGCCGTTCTTAAAAGTTCTTGGCCAACTATCACCTGAATGCAACAAGCGAGATGCTAAACATGTCGAGGGGGCAGAACCAGGCATGATTATAAATACCGTTACAAGCGAGATTTATGATGGCGTTAAAGGGATAGATGTCGTGCCAGTGCACTATAAAAGACAGCACATAGAATGGCAAGACAGAGGTGAGAGTCAAGGTGCTCCAGTAAAAATATATGAAGCTGGGGATGACCTACCATCAACTACAAGAGACAAGTTTAATAAAGACAGATTATCAAATGGTAACTATCTTGAAAACACAGCTAGTCATTTCGTAGTTATACTTGGCAACAGCCCAACAACAGCATTGATATCTATGAAAGCTACTCAATTAAAAGTGAGTAGAAAGTGGAACTCAATGATGATGGGTTTAAAGATGCAAGGTAAAAACGGTATGTTTACACCGCCAACATATAGCCATATTTATAAGTTAAAAACTGTGCAACAGTCGAATGACAAAGGCACATGGTTTGGCTGGGATGTGTCTAGAGTTGGACCAATTAGTGATCCGGGTATTTACAAAATAGCAAAAGACTTTGGAGCAAATGTTTCAAAGGGTGATGTTAAAGTAAAACACGGAGAACAAGAATCCAAATCCGATTCACCGTACTAAAAACTTCCTAGGGAAGATTGAGGGCCGGGGATGGGAGACTGGATCCGGCCCCAAAAAATATTATGGAAGATTTTAGAAAGATATTTACAGGATTAGAGCGAGCACATGGTTGCACCTATGTGGACAAGAAAGGTGCCGATGGACTTAAAGTAAAAGGTAAGTCCTTTGTAAAAAGAGAACCAGTCACAGAAGAGCTTTGGCAAAATCATTTAAATGGTATTGAACCTAGTCTAGGTATCATACCCATTGATGAAGAGAATAAATGTAGATGGGGTTGTATTGATGTAGATAAATACACTCTTGATCATAAAGAAATCATTAAAAAGATAAACACATACAAACTACCTTTGATGACTTGCAGATCAAAAAGTGGTGGAGCACATATATTTTTATTTACAACAGAATCTGTACCTGCAAAGTTAATGCGAGACAAACTAATTTCTGTAAGTGCTATACTTGGATTTGGTAATGCTGAGGTATTTCCGAAACAAATTGAATTAAAATCGCAAGATGATACAGGAAATTTCTTAAATTTACCATACTTTAATTGCAAAAATACAACAAGATATGCCTATGACACTGAAGGCAAAGCTGTTACAATTTCAAATTTTTTACAAAACATAATTAAGATCTCTCCTAAAGAACTACAAGACTTAAAAATACAAAGACCACCATCAGAGTTTAGCGATGGACCACCTTGTTTAGAATCATTAACAAGAGAGAAGTTAGAAGATGGTAGAGACAGGGTTTTATTTCAATATATGGTGTATGCTAAAAAGAAATGGCCAGAAGAGTGGCGTAATAAATTAAGCACATTCAATCACAAATACTTTGCAACACCACTTACAGATGACATTATAGAAAGAAAAAAGAAAGACAATAAAGATTATGGTTTTAAATGCACAGAAGAACCAATGTGTAATCATTGTGATAAACAATTATGTAAGACTAGAAAGTTTGGTATTGGTACACAGTTACTCTTTCCACAACTTAGTGATTTACAGATAGTAAAACTAGACCCACCTATCTACAGATTAAATGTAGATGGCGAAAGAGTAGAATTAAAATCAGAACAATTACAAGAACAGAGATTATTTGTAAGAGCATGTATGGATCAAATACATAAGTATCCACCTAAATTAAAACCAAAAGACTATGATATTATGGTTACAGCTTTGATGGCTAACCCAGAGTTAGTGGAAGCTCCTGCAGGCGCATCTAAATTAGAGCAACTATCACAACATTTAGAAAACTATTGCACAAGCAGAACTGCAGAAGGTGCAACAAAAGAAGATATGGAATCTGGTAACGTGTGGAACAAGGGTGGCTATCATCACTTTATATTTGGTGAGTTCTTTCATAAATTTTTACACAGACACAAGTGGTCTGAAAAATATGATGTTACAAATTTTTTACTTACCGAACATTGTAATTGTGAGGTTGCAAGAATGACAATAGGTAAAAAGAAAATATCTGTTATAAAGTTAAAAGAATTTGAAAAAGAAGATATGAAAATAAAAGAAAGAGTATTTAAACAGGAGGACGCATTTTGAAAACTATTGTTTTGGGTCCACCGGGTACAGGTAAAACAACTACATTACTTAATGAAGTAGATAAGTATTTAAAACAAACTGATCCTGATAAAATTGGTTACTTCTCCTTTACACAAAAGGCTGCGTACGAAGCAAGAGACAGGGCTATGTCTAAGTTTAATTTTAGTGAGGATGATTTACCATACTTTAGAACATTACACTCATTAGCATTTAGAAGATTGGGTATAAAGAAAGATGATGTGATGCAGAAGAGACACTACGAAGATTTAGGTCGAAAGATGCATTTGATATTAGATTACCATGAATATGATAATGAGCATTCTGGTTTATTTACAACCAAAAGTGATTTACTCCGTATTGTACAGATTGCAAGACTAAGAGGTATTACACCAGAACAGCAATATAATTTAAAAGAACATACACAAGATATAAAAGTTAAAGATTTAAAACAATTTGTATCTGATTTAGCACAATACAAGAAAGATTATAATCTTATAGATTTTACAGACATGATTACAGAGTTTGTGAAGATGGATAGATCACCAAGATTTGACGTAGTATTTATTGACGAAGCACAAGACTTATCACAAACACAATGGGGTATGGCAAAATCTATATGGGACAAGACACAAGATACATTTATTGCAGGTGATGATGATCAAGCTATATTTAGATGGGCAGGTGCTGACGTAGATAGTTTTATAGCACAGACGGGAAAGGTGATGCAATTAACACAGTCATACCGAATACCACAGGTTGTTCACGATGTTGCTTCAAAGATAGTAAACAAAATACAACATAGATTACCAAAAGAGTGGAGACCAAAAACGCAAAGAGGTTTACTTTCATATTATGATGACTTTGAACAAGTTAACATGAAACAAGGCAATTGGCTAGTGTTAGCTAGAACTAGATTTATGTTAAATGACATTGAAGAAAAGTTATACTCGCAAGGATTGTATTACGAGAACAAATTTAAAACAAATAAAGAACATGACTTGTACAAAGCTATAAACGATTGGGAAAATGTGCGTAAAGGTGTGAGTATAAATTACAATCAACTTGTTAGAATTGTTGCTTACATGTCAGACAATCATTTTCAAAAACAATCTTTAAAATATATGGACAAGGATGGACAATATGAAATGTCTGGATTGAAAGAGAGAATGTGGTTGAGGACAGATAAAGTTTGGTATGAAGCTTTTGATAGTGCACCACAAAAAAAAATAAGGTATATAAGAAGGATGAGGGAGAATGGTGAGAAATTAAATTCTACTCCACGTATTATTTTATCAACGATACACGGAGTAAAAGGTGGTGAGCAGGATAACGTAGTTCTCCTGACGGATCTATCAAGAAACACATTGAGAAACTACGAACAAAATCCTGATGATGAAAATAGATTGTTCTATGTTGGTGCAACTAGAACTAAAACTCATTTACATATCATTAGACCAAAAGATAATTATAAAGGATATAAAATATGAAAACAGAAGAAGCGTTACAACTAGCAAAAGAATTAATTGCTGGACCTAGAGCAAAAACTTACGGTGATAAAATAGTAAATCATGCAAACATAGGTAAACTATGGTCAGCATATTTAGATAAAGAGATAACGGCACACGATGCTGCTGTGATGATGGCTTTATTAAAAGTAGCTAGAACAAAATTTGGTGATCCAACAGAGGACACTTACGTTGATGCTGCTGCATATATGGCGATAGCCGGAGAATGTAAACATGGAGATGAAGAATCTTGGATACAGGGTCATAAAAAATGGAAGAAACAAAATGCAGATACCAATCTTTAAACCACAGACAGAGTGGATACCACCGACAGACTTTCCTGATTTAGGTAAGTATGATGAAATTGCTATCGACTTAGAAACAAAAGATCCAAACTTAAATAAAAGAATGGGATCTGGTTCTGTTGTAGGTGAGGGTGATGTTGTAGGTATATCATTAGCAACACACGATTGGTGTGCATACTATCCTATCGCACACGAAGGTGGTGGTAACATGGATCGTAAGATGGTCCTCAAATGGTTACAAGACCAACTCAATACACCAGCTACAAAAATATTTCATAACGCAATGTATGACGTATGTTGGTTAAGAGCATTAGGTTTAAAAATAAATGGAACAATTGTAGATACAATGATAGCCGCATCGTTGATAGATGAGAATAGATTTAGATATGATTTGAATGGTTGTGGTAGAGATTATCTTGGTAAAGGTAAAGACGAAACACAATTATACGAAGCTGCAAAGTCTTGGGGTGTAGATGCTAAAGCAGAAATGTATAAGCTACCCGCTATGTACGTTGGAGCTTACGCGGAGCGTGACGCCCAACTAACATTGGAGCTATGGCAGGAGTTTAAAAAAGAAATAATGCACCAAGATATTGGAAACATTTTTGAAATGGAAACTAAACTGTTCCCTGTTCTTGTTGATATGAGATTTTTAGGAGTACGTGTAGATGTAGAGAGAGCCGCTAAAGAAAAAAGAAACATGGTTGAAGAAGAAAATAGATTGTTAGGTGGTATCTATGCCGAAACAAAAGAAGATGTACAGATATGGGCTGCAAGATCTATTGCTAAAGTGTTTGATAAATTAGGTTTACCTTATGATAGAACAGAAAAAACAGGTGCACCAAGTTTTACAAAAAACTTTTTATCTAATCATCCACATAATATTGTACAAGCGATTGCAAAAGCAAGAGAGATTAATAAAGCACACACTACGTTCTTAGATACGATACTAAAATATTCTGGTAAAGGTAGAATACATGCAGAGATAAATCAGTTACGTGGTGACAGTGGTGGTACGGTGACAGGAAGATTCAGTATGAATAATCCAAACCTACAGCAGATACCTGCAAGGAACAAGGATCTCGGACCACGGATCAGAAGTTTATTTATACCTGAAGAGAATTGTAAGTGGGGATGTTTTGATTACAGTCAACAAGAACCACGTCTTGTTGTGCATTATGCTGCGCTACAAGGGTTTTATTCTGTAGAAGATGTTGTGGATGCATACAAAGATGGTGACGCAGACTTCCACAAGATTGTTGCTGATATGGCCAACATACCTAGGACACAAGCTAAAACAATTAATCTTGGTTTGTTTTATGGTATGGGTAAAAATAAATTACAAGCAGAGCTGGGTGTAAACAAGCTACAAGCTGAAGAATTATTTAAACAATATCACAGTAAAGTGCCTTTTGTTAAACAGTTGATGGATGCAGTAATGAGTAGAGCACAGCGTAAAGGTAAAGTGAGAACGTTGCTAGGTCGACTGTGTAGGTTTCATTTATGGGAGCCCAATCAGTTTGGTATCCACAAGCCATTGTCTCACGATGATGCGCTCGCGGAACACGGACCAGGGATTAAAAGAGCATATACTTACAAAGCTTTGAATAGATTGATACAAGGATCTGCAGCTGACATGACAAAAAAAGCTATGATAGATTTACATGCTGAAGGTATATTGCCTCATTTGCAAGTTCATGATGAATTAGATATATCTATTCAAAATAAAAAAGAAGCAGAAAAAATAAAAGAAATAATGGAGTCAACAGTATCACTTGAAGTTCCAAACAAAGTAGATTATGAAGAAGGTGATAACTGGGGTAGTATCAAATGAGGATAAATTATGGCTTTTTTAAATGCAAACATTCCACCGACATATGCACAAATTAGAAGAGAATATTTATATGATCTTAAAAAACATCACGGTGAAGTTGAAGACTGTATTATTTTTGGTCTTTCGGCTATTACGGGGCGTGCTATCCTTTTTCATGGAATTATGGAAAATGGAGCTGTCTTCTATCGTCTCCCGATATCTGCGTTCATTCAAAGAGGTTTTAAACCAGAGGACGTTCCTAGGCGTAGACTTGATGAGTTACAGCTTTGGAATTGTTTCAGTTATTATCCTTCTGTACATACTTGGGATATTTTAGAATCACAAGCCGGTAAATACATCGGAAAAGATAAAAAATGGCACTATGGTCAATACCTATTTACGGTTGACTTTGCTCATCCTGAAAGTAATATACTTGACACGGATCATTCAGAGATACCGCACGAGCACAAATGTGCTCACATCATAGCTCTTGACGATGGGAACTATGCAGCACAACCTAACAACAGATGCATTTGGGATATACCTTCATTTACAGTGAAAGATAATATTCCAGACTGGAAAGTGCAGACTTCTGAATGGAATGTAGAAAATACAACTAAGTGGAAGACTGAAGATACGGACAACTTCTTCTACGAAATTGAGGAGAAAAAACATGATTAAAAAAATATGGAATAAAATTAAAAGCCTATGGGATAAATGGGTTGATTGGGTTTTCAAAGGTTTTTATAAATAATGAAAAAACCCAAAAGTAAACTAGAGTGGTTTAAAAAAAATATTGTAATTGTTCCTGTTGTGGCAGCAATCATAGCCGGAACATTTACATCAGTAAGATATGTATTATCCTTAACAGATACTATTACAGCTAACCAAGAAACTATTATTAAGATGGAGTCTAAACTAAGTAACTCAATAGCAGATATTAACGACCTTAAACAAAGACTGTCCGCAGCAGAAGCAACATGGACAATGGCAGAAAATTTATACAGGCAACTTGCCGACACAGTGAGGGACCATACCTATGACCTTAAAGACCTTACGAGATAATTTATTATGGATCGCATTCTTTCTTTGCGTTGCAACTTATGTGCAAGCAAGAAATGAATATTTAAATGACTACAATACTTGTGAAAGAGGTAGTTGGGAAACTTATACAGAACTTAGACAACACGAATACAAATCAGGATCTAGCGCTGAATCTCAAAATCAAACACTAGGTTTTAGATTTAGAATGCCTTTAGGTGCTGTGTGTGATGATGAATACATTGCAGAAATGCAGAAAAAAAATAAATTAAAGACCCAACTTGAACTTATAAAAGAGTGTAAAAGAATACCGAATCTTAGCCCTCCACCTGTAGAATTTGCAGAATTATTCAATATGTGTAATAAATTAGGGGTTGTTAGGTTTATTGACAAGAAACCAGAGGGTAGTCATTGGGACAATTTAAAGATACAATACCTAAAAGATAATCCAGATGTAGTTATTTTTGAAGGAGCAATGCCAAAATGAAGATTAATGAAGGAACAAAAGTAAGCACAGATCTTAAAACAATTTTAGGAATTGTTGCAGGTGTGGCATTGGGTGTGCTAGGTTATACAGAACTGACTGGAAGATTAGTATCGTTGGAGACTTCACGTGAATTAATGCAGGCTGATTTACTCAAGGCCTCAGATCAAAAGCCCGTAGATCAGGAACAGCTGATGTTGTTGGAGGATCTTTATAAGACCACTGAGAAAATAGAAAAAAGAATTGAAGATATGATGCACAATAAAGTCAACATACAATTCTTACAAAAACAAATGGAAAAAGCTTTAACAGATATA